ATGGCGACCAAAATCTCTCCAAAAATGCGGGAAAAGATCCTGTCCACCATCGGAAAGAGGGTGGAAAAGGCCTTTTCGTCTGAATCCCGGAAGAAATTCGAGTCCAAAATTGCGGATTACTGGAAAGCGTGGAATGCCCAATCCATTGATTCCCAATACGACGGGTTTCACACGGTCACCCTTCCCTTTGCCCATGACGCCATCGAAGCGTGTGTGAAAAGAGATGTCGCGACTTTCTTTCCTGTTTCCAATGAATGGGTCACGGCCACTGGACCCGATCAAGAGGTCTCCTACAAAATCTCAAAACTCCTGAATCATCATCTGGTGTCCTCGGAATTTATGGACACCATACGGATAGTGGACCGGACCGCTCGCGTCACCGGAACTGGCATCCTCTATGCCGACTGGGAAAACGATCTTGATCCCGATGAGGAAGAACCGGACCTTGAGACTTTGAACCCCTTGGCCGAGCAAGAGGTTGAAGAGGGAACAGTGTTCCGGTCGGTCGGTCCCGAGAATTTTCTGGTCGAGCCGATCACGTGCCTTTCCCTCAAAAAAGCGTCGCTGGTGGCTGAAAGACGGTTTCTTGATGTAGGTATGTACAGGCGACTGGTCGAGGAAGGGGTTTATGAAGCCTCGAAAGACCTCGAAAAGTACCTGAAAGGGGACATCGACGAAGGGTTGAAAGATATTCTTGAGGCCAAAAATTCTGGGATCGGGCTCAAGGGGGAAGGTCTTTCCACAGTGATTATTGTGGTCGATGTCTTCACCGAGTTTGAAGGAAAGGATATGCTGATCACGCTGTCAAAAGGGATCGTTCTCCGGGCCGAGGAATCGCCATTCGGGAAAGAGCGGCCCTATTTCGGGGTGAGCCGGAAACAGGACGGCCAGTCTTTCTTTGGACACGGCGACATCCAGTACATCATGGGTATGGCCGAGGCCGCCAACGACTTCATCAACCAAGGGCTGGATTCCGCCACTTATGCCTTGTGTCCGGTGGTGTCGGTCGATCCCAAGACGTCTCCGAATTACAAGTCTTTCGTCATGGAGCCGGGAGCGATCTGGACGGGGGGATCGGCAACCCCTCTCCAGATGCCGAATCTGGCAAATGAAGCTTTGGGCCTCGTGAATGATATCAAGATGCAGATTCAGACCACGATGGGATTGACTCCTCCCGTGAACATCGATCAGGGGAGCCGGAAGCCCGCCGCAGTGGCGGCCATGATGCAGGCCGAAATCCAGTTGGCCGAACAGGATTGGGCGCGTTCATTCGAGCAGAACATCCTTATTCCTGCGGCCCAATGGATTCTTGAACTGGACCAGAAACACCGGAAGAACCCCGTGACGACCTTTGGGGTTTCGGAAGAGTTGATGACCATCGACCTTTCGGGTCTCGATCCCAAACAGTTCCTCCTCACTTGGCAGGGATCGAGGCAGGCGACCAATCCTGCGAAGTCCCAGCAAGTCCTCACGGCTCTCAACATCCTGTCCAAGGTTCCCCCACAGGCATTGGGAGGAAAGACGCTGGATCTGTCCCCGCTACTTGAATATCTTTTTGGGACGGTTTTTGCGCTTCCGGTAGCAGACAAGATCATTTCGGACCCGAGAGAAAACACCTCCATCGATCCCCGTATCGAGAATCAGGGGTTGGCGGTCGGAGTGTATTTACCTGTGCATAAGCAGGATGACGACATGCTCCATATTCAGGTTCATTCCCAGCTTCAGACTCCGGAATCGCAGAATCATATTCAGGAACACTTAAAGCAAGCCCATCTGAAGATGCAGGCTCAGCAACAGGCCCAGATGGCACAGATAGCGCAGGCGCAACAAAGGCAGCAGGGGGCACAAATCCGGAAGGCCAAGGGGGCTCCGACGGGTCGGCCCAATACTTTAACACCGCCTGAACCGGCACAGGAGTTGTCGGCGGCGATGGGAGGCATCAATGGCTAAGGAAGAAGGAACACAGGAAACGGCTCCGGAAGTTCAAGGGCAGACTCCCGCACCACAAGAGAACGAGGAAGTGAATCCCTCTCCGGGTTCGCAGCCGGAAGAATATGCCGGGGAGCCGGACTGGTCTTCATGGATGAAGGCTGACCCGGAGCCAGCTCCTCCTCCCGTGGATGTTGACAGGATTCGTATTGAAGAACAGAACCGCATCCTTTCGGAACTTCTTCGGAATCCGAATCCTCAGCCGGAGCCGGAGGTGGAGCCGGTTGAGAAACTGAAAGGAGAATTTTCCCAGAGATTCGCCCAGATGGAAATGTTCATCGCGGAACAGGCGGATCGGACAGCGTGGGAAAATATAAAACGTGATTTACCGCAGGCGGCCGGGCTTGAGAAGGAAGTCGAGCGCGAGGTGAAACGTCTGAGGGGGCTTGGGATGCCCGTTACAAGAGAGCAAACATTTTATTATCTGGTAGGTCAAAAAGCGGTCGGAAACCTCAAAAAACCTGCCCAGCCAAAGAAAGCGGCTGTGTCGGGAAGCAATCAACCCTCTCCGGGACCATCGGAGCGGGGCGCAGAGACGCTTGAGGAACTGGAGAACAGGTTGCGGGGAGTCCCGATCTAGCATTCCATCCCTCACTGAAAGGAAAAGAAAATGGCTTTCAATATGAATACTCAGTCGCAGTTCACCGCCGATGTCGTCAATTACATCGACAAAAGGCTTCTTGAAATCGCTCAAAGGGATCTTGTGTTCCACCAGTTCGGATCAAAGCTGGAATTTCCGAAACAGCGTGGTCTCACCTATACCGCAGTTCAGTACCAGCGGGTAGCTCTTCCCCAAAATGCCCTGAATGAAGGTGTGCCACCCAACGGAAAGACGATGACCCTCTCGACAGTCACCGGAACGGCGCAACAGTGGGGCGACCTGATCGAGATCACGGACGTTGGCGAACTCACCATCTTCCACCCGCTCTTTCAGGAAGCGATCAACATGGCAGGACTNGCNGCCATTGAAACGATGGAACGGAACATGATCGATACCCTGATGACCGGAACACAGGTCTATTATTCCGGGGGCGGATCAACTCGGTCCAGCGTGGGAACCAACGTCCTCTCGGCCAGCGATCTGGGACATGTTCTGGCGAAACTCCGGAAATATGGGGCTCCTGCTTACAACGGGCCCAAAGCTCAGCCGGTCGGGAAAGAATCCGACATGAAGAGCGATCCAAGGATTCTGGGGAGGCAGAATGCGAACACGCCTCATTATGTGGGTGTGATCCATCCCTCGGTGGAGCAGGATCTGATCAACAATTCGACCATCACACTGGCCTATCAGTACAGCCAGCCTTGGGCTCTCTACAACGGGGAAGTCGGTCAGTGGTCCGGGGTTCGCTTCTGCCGGTCCAACATGATTCCTGAATACACGTCCGGGACGGGTCCGGCCCTTTCGGTTTCCGGAAGCGGATCATCCCTCCCGGGAGCACCAATCTATGTCGTTGTGACAGGGGTGGACACCCAGAATTTCTTTGAATCGGTGATCTACACCGAAACGAATATCACGCCGACCGCTGGAGAGAATATCACCTTGNCGACGCCCAACACTCCGGGATTCGTCTACAACGTCTATGTGGGAACGGCCTCCGGTGCCGAACGGCTAAGCCAGTCCAGCATCGCGGCCAATACCCCCGTCACCATCTCCGCGCTCCCTCCGTCCAATGCGGCAGCGGTTCCTCCGGCTCTTGGAAGCGCAACGGATGTGGTCGTGCCGACTTTTGTGTTCGGACAGAACGCTTATGGCGTTGCTCCACTGGACAAATTGGAAACAACCTATTTGCGCGAAGCGGACAAATTCGATCCGCTGAACCAAGTCCGGATGGTGGGGTGGAAATTCATGGAGGCGTACATCATCACGCAGCCGAACTTCATGTATCGGATCGAAAGCTCAACCGCTTTCGCTTGATATTAACATGAGGGGCTTCGGCCCCTCTTTCTTTAAGGAGAATTGATGGAAGAAATCAGGCGAGCACGAAAAACTTCTGGTGACGGAGCAGGCATAAGCACCGGAACGGCTCTTGAAGATGCTCCGACGGTTGAAATAATGATCGACATCCCAAAGCAGTTCGGACAGCCTCACCCATTCATTACGATGGGCAAGAAAACGTTCTACGACGGGATCAAATACACCGTCTCTCCGGATGAGGCCCGGGAATTGCGCTGGCATATGGAGCAGATCGCCCGGCACGATTCGATGGTTCGGGACGGTGGGAGCTACCGGAGCGAGAAAACTGAGAAACGGAAAAACGCCATTCTTGGAAAGCGAGATTGATCATGAGCGACGAACAGAAGGCTTCTTCAGATATTGAATATGTCTTTTCCATCACCCAGAAGACGGGTGCGGAGCAGCAGGTCACGATGAACGGAAACATCCGGAGCGGGGAATCCCCGAAAGATGTCTTCAAGCGGCTTGAGATCATGACTAGGATGTTGGACACGCTGATGAAGCGAAACAATTATTTCGTCATGCTCCATAATATACAGGAACAAAAGAAGCAGGTTCAGGAGATCAATCTTGAACTGGACAACGAACTGTCTCCGGGACGCGGATCGAAGCATAACCGTGAGCAGCAGGTCAAGACCCGTGAGAATCTTCTATTCCATATAGACGGAGCCACGAAATTCCTGGAAGCGCAACGGGAAGAATTGATTGCATGGGGTGCTGAAATCCCCGCTGAGGACGACATTGCCATCTGATGAGGTCATTTACGGGCCCTTGACCGCCGATGACCTGATCGTGCGCGCTCTTGAGATTGCCAACAATCCGAACCTGACGTTGCAGGCTCAGGATTATCTCAATCTCTGCATCCAGCAACTTTA